AATTGATGTCTGTATTACACAGGACATCATCTTGCAGGCATTTTACAAAGAGCATAATGTAGCTATGCGACGATATGCCAAAAACCATAAACTTCTATGGTTACATTGGATACACTCTTGCCCAAGTGCTGGCGACCAGAATAAGTACCCTGATAATTGCCGATTTACTCCTCCGCCAGGATACATAGTTTATCCTAACGATTCTGATAAGGCATTAGTAGTCGGAGCATATGGATTAGGTGGGCAAGAATGGAAGGTTAAAGTATCGCGAGCAGGACATGCTATTGACCCAATGTTGTTATGGCCTTATGATGGACTGACCCAGGACTTGGTAAATAAGTTTGACTTATGTGGTGGCGATGTCTCAGTTGTATATCCTGCTAGGTTAGATAAGGGTAAACAGCCAGAGAAGATTATAAGGTTACTAGCGGGGGTTAAAAAACTAGGCTATACTCCAAGGCTTCTGGTTATAGATTGGCAATCAATGGGCAAGAGATTCCAGGATTACATAGATGAGCTATTGACACTGGCCAAGAACCTGGGGTTAGAAGGAGAAGTAGCATTTACAAGTAGACTAGATGACAGATGTTCCCAGGGAGTTCCTCGAAAGATTGTTGTTGAGCTAATGGATTTATCTAATGTCTACATCCATCCTAGCAGAGTTGAGACATATAGTTTTGTTGTCCATGAGGCTATGCTAAGAGGTTGCTTGGTGGTGCTAAACCATGATTTGCCAATGATGAGAGAACTTTATGGCAATAATGCGATCTATTTTGACTTCAGTAGTGATAGGATAAATAGAGAATACCAACCTGATGAGCAATCATTTTGGGATGATGAAGCAAAACGCCTAATAGCCGAGTTATCACAGAATAGAGCATTGATGGCTAGACAGGTTGCCAGAAAAGAATGGACGCCGCAGGCACTATGGAAGTCATTTGAGCCTCTGCTTTATCTAGACCCAGTAGGTGAATAATGAACATTATCGTCACTGGTACTGGCAGATGCGGCACGGGGTTTATGGCGAAGTGGCTTACCAGTGCTGGTATCAAGTGTACACATGAACAAGTGTTTAACAGAGAAGGATGGGACTATGCATTAGAACAGATTAGGTTAAGGCTTGCTAATCCTAGTTGGGGCTGGCAAGCCGACTCTTCATGGTTAGCCGCTCCATGGCTAGGACGACCAGAGCTAGAGGATATGACTGTGATTCATGTTATGCGTCACCCTAAACCAACCATGGACTCTTTCCTAAGACTAATCTTATACTCTAATACTAAGCCATACTTTGACTGGGCAGCTCAGTTTATCCCTGAGATTAAGCTGCTGAACCCAGTAGATAGTATGGCTTATTGGTATATAGCGTTTAACGAGATGATAGAACCACATGCTCACTTTAGGCACAGAATAGAAGACAGCACTGCATCATTGGAGCAGTTCCTAAACATAACAGTACAGAATCCGTTCTCTAACAAGTTATATAACAGCCGCCCTGGTCTTGGTCTTTCTGATGTTAAGTTAGAAGATATATCCCCTAAATTAAGAGACAAATTGCTGGTTGTGGCTGACCGATATGGATACAAATGGGATGAAAATACTTTTACGTCTCGGCCTGTAATAGATGCTACATGGTGGGCTGATCAACCCATAATGCTTGATGCTCGCTCGGGATACTTTGGTGGTTCTTGGCAATGGCGTGATGCCGATGGTAAGCCATTAGCTTATGATGGCAACCTTGTTAAGTTCTTTTACGAGCAAACGAAGTCAGTGGAACATCCGTTTGTAGTAGATGTTGGAGCTAGTACCGGCAGTTTTGCCTTATTACCATTACTACATTCGGGAATGAAAGTTCTAGCATTTGAGCCTAATCCGATAGTGTTTAACATATTAAAGAGTAATGTTGTCTTGCACAATCTCCAAGAAAGAGTGCAATTGCGTCAAGAAGCATTGTCGAATGTTGAGAAGATGGGAACGCTAATGACACCAGACAACGCTATCCATATGGCCCTGGGATGTTTGGGAATCCCGAGGCCAAGGGGGCTTATATGGCACGGTGTGCCCACAACGGTTAAGCGACTAGACAGTTATAATCTTCCGGCATTAGATTTTCTCAAGATTGATACTGAGGGAAATGAGCTATATGTTTTGTTGGGCGCAGAGACTACAATAAAGAAATTCTTGCCGTCAATACTGTTTGAGTATCAAGAGTTAAACACGCAACAGTTTAATTACAAGTCAGAGCTAATAATAGAGTTGCTAAAGAGTTGGGGCTACGATAGCTTTAAGAAAGTAGGCATTGAGGATATGTATGCTGAAAGCAATTATAACTTCCCTGGATAACTTGCCGCTACTAAAAGAACAGATTCCTATTCTTAGAAATGATCCTCTTGTGGATGAGATAATTGTAGTCAGTAATGGCTCTAATGATGGAACAAATGAGTGGTTGGCTACTCAGCCAGACCTTATTCCTCTCATCAGAGAGAACCATGGTGCTGGCCCTGGACGTAACGCTGGCCTAGAAGCTGCTGGAGAGTTCGATTACGTCTTGATGTTGGATGGTGGGATACGTCCTTTGGTTGATGGCACAAAGAGGATGCTTGATTATCTTGAGAGGCATCCCGTTACGGAGACCAGGTTCAAGAGAGTAGATGTGGTAGGCATAGATGTTGGGCACTTCGAGACTGATAAGAATAAGTGATCCAGAGGAGAAGACAAAGTACTCTGCTTATCACAACCGATCTCTGAGTCTGACGGCCTACGCGCTTTGCCGCAAAGGGGTTTGGGATGACCACAGGTTCACTGAAGAAGGCCCCTTCGGCGAACCTGGCTGGGGAGTTGATGATGATGAAATGGCTTGTCAGTGGCAGGAGGCTGGATTCATAGTTCACTCAGTTATGAATGTCCATCCTTATCGAAGAGCTAGCGGCAGTTTTAGACGGTTGTTCCTGGAGACTGGCGTATGGCCGAACCAGTATGGATCAGTGTACGAAAAGAGGTTGGTTTGGATGCAGCAGAACTGGCCACAGTATGGTAGGGGCATTCAGTGGGGAGAACCTTGGCTGACAGTTGTAGTGAAGGTTGGAGAGTTGAAAAAGACTGCCAGAATCATCAAGCAGGCTCATGACGGGCTAAGAAAGAGAGCATTCAGTAAGCCGTGGCACAATATCCCAAATCCATACAGCATCGTGGCGTGGAACCCGACCGAGAAGTTCATGGAGTGGGCTGAGCCAAGGCGATTACGTCAGCACCATGGTGACACAATTATCGTGGATGGCAAGACGGCCAAGAGGGGAAGCGAAGGAATCTGGACAGGCGACTTTAGGGTGTGGAAAGGAGAAGATTGGAAAGAGGCCGTGAGGCCCAACGCTTATTACTATGCACTAGTAGCCAGTGAGAAGGAATTAGAAGATGTGCTGAGGCGATACAATGAGATTTATCCCAGGCGGGAGGCGAACGTTTCTCCTGAAGTGAGGGAAGAGATTGGCTAAGAAACATTTTCTGGCAGAGGGTTCCCCTGAATTTGAGTGGAATGAAGAATGGCGTGAAATCTCGGCCAGACGTACCCGCACGTCCAAGACGAAACACCTTCACATTAACGGGAATCCTACTGGACAGTATTCCTTAGATGCCACGATTGGTTCTCTACACTATGAGGAAGTAGAAGGTTCAGGCCAGTGGCTTGACGTAGACCCGCGCATAGTACCCAGTGACGAGCCTGGCTGGGATTGGGAGATGCAGAAGTCCCACTGGCGATTCCTAGCCAGAAACGGTGGCTGGTTCGCCGCTGAAAAGAAGGGCGTGGGGATCGGACTTAGACTTGACCGCATAGCGTACCTTAACATAGCCACGAAGGAATATACGACCATCCGCGAGGCCAGTTATGGGACACCCAGCGCGGAAGCAATTGACCACGGGAATGCTCTGCTTCCGAATCCGACGGGCAAACTGACTTGGGCCGACCTCTTCCCTGGCGTGGACTTTGAGATACACATCTCTGGTGATAAGTTGCATGAGGAGATAAAGGTCAGCCAAGCCGCCAGGGATGCAATGCCTCACCCACCATATCCTGCCGCTGATACATATCTGGTCATGGTCTACGAAGTAGGTTGGGGACAAGTGCCAGGGCTGGCTGATGACGAGGGCAATATAGATAAGGATTCTGATTTTGAGCGAGCGACTAGACTGTATCTCAAAAACCATCAAGATGAGATAATCACCGCACTGCCTGCGAGCAAGGCGTGGCCCGAGGGCGAACCTGTTGACGAGAACGATGAGCCGATACAGGTTCATCTGCGCAAGCGGTTCATCAAGAAGAACGACAAGCACTATCTGCTGGTCGGTGCGCCTGTCCTTGCGCTCAATGCTCTGCCGGAAGGCACTATTATCTTCGACCCCGATATAGATGAGCAGGTAGGGGAAGGGAATGATGATACAACTAGATGGTATGTCTGGGAGGGTGAGTACTATTATAGTGCTATTACCAATACCGTTATGGAGCTTCAGTCAAATACAGACGTAGCGAATAACGCTTATAAAGGAGGAGGTGTAAGATTTCAGACTGTCAATGTTGCACAAGGCGCTACCATTGATGTTGCTTATATAGAAATCTATATTAGTAATGATACATATGACGACATTAACATGGACATTTATGGCAATGATGTTGACAGTGCTGTAGATTTCAGTGATGATACCCTTTGGTCTAGGGCGCGGACGGCAGAATCAGCGGCCTGGGTACAGGACGGCCTCGGCACTGGGTGGAAACAGTCACCCAGCCTCAAGCTTGTTGTTCAGGAAATAGTAGATAGGGGATCATGGTCGGCTAATAACAATATGGCCTTCATGTTCATTGGGAAGACAGATGCACTCAAAGTTACTAGATGTCTCACCTATGAATCTTCTGGCAACGTATCGGGTGCAAAACTCCACATTGAATATAGCACTGGTAGTTCATCTTCGTCAAGCTCATCTTCATCAAGTAGCAGCTCAAGTAGTAGTTCCAGTAGCAGTAGCTCTAGTAGCTCCTCGTCTAGTAGTTCCTCATCAAGTAGCTCGTCTTCTAGTTCAAGTTCCTCGTCTTCGAGTAGCTCGTCAAGTTCAAGTTCGTCATCCAGCTCATCGAGCAGTAGCTCGTCTTCTAGTAGTAGCTCCAGCAGCAGCTCGTCAAGTTCATCTTCGTCTTCTAGCAGTTCGTCAAGTTCCAGTAGTAGTTCAAGCTCCAGTTCGTCAAGTAGCAGCTCTTCATCAAGTTCTTCGTCATCTAGTTCCAGCTCGTCTAGCTCCAGTAGCTCTAGTTCGAGTAGCAGCAGTTCGTCATCATCCAGTTCTTCGAGTTCATCTAGTAGTAGTAGCTCTAGTTCCTCGTCATCTTCGTCAAGCAGCAGTTCTAGCAGTAGTAGCTCAAGCTCTTCATCGAGCAGTAGCTCTAGTTCAAGCTCTTCGTCTAGTAGCTCGTCTTCTAGTTCGTCATCCTCGTCCAGTAGCTCATCTTCATCTAGTTCAAGTAGTTCATCATCGAGTTCGTCTAGTAGTAGTTCTTCGAGTAGCTCCAGTTCTAGTTCATCAAGCTCAAGTAGCAGCTCATCCTCGTCAAGCTCAAGCAGCAGCTCCTCAAGTTCTAGCTCATCCTCAAGTAGCAGTTCTAGTAGTAGTAGCTCATCTTCGTCGTCCAGCAGCTCGTCATCTTCAAGTTCTTCTAGTTCATCCAGTTCGTCTTCAAGTTCATTGTCAAGCAGCTCTAGCTCATCGAGCAGTTCGTCTAGCTCAAGCTCTTCATCAAGTAGCTCGTCTTCATCATCAAGTTCTTCAAGCTCTAGTAGTTCAAGCTCAAGCTCGTCGAGCAGTAGTAGCAGCTCAAGTTCATCGTCCTCCAGTTCAAGCTCTAGCAGTTCTAGTAGCAGCTCATCAAGTAGCTCTAGTAGCTCTAGTTCATCATCAAGTAGCTCCTCATCTAGTAGTTCTTCCTCCTCGTCATCATCGTCATCATCTTCGAGTTCTTCTTCATCAAGCTCGTCATTATCTTCGTCTAGTTCTAGTTCATCAAGTAGTAGTTCTTCATCAAGCAGCAGCAGTTCTTCATCATCCTCTAGTAGCAGCTCCAGTAGCAGTAGCTCGTCTTCGTCATCTAGCTCTAGCAGTTCTAGCAGTAGTTCAAGTAGCACCAGCACTAGTATATCTATGCCACCGACTGCTCCAAGATTGCCTATTATGGGAGTTGGCGCACCGTCATAATTGGTTGACGTAATGACCGTTTTCAGTTATACTCTTAGTATGAGTATCACACCTGAGCTAGCGCAACGCCTAATAACATACCGACGTAATCCTGCTCTATTTGTTAAAGAAGTAATAGGGGCTGAGCCAGAAGATTACCAGGTTGAAGTAATGGATGCAGTTGCTGGTAAGCCTCGGTCTAAAGTGGCGTGGAGAGCAGGGCGCGGCGTTGGCAAAACTGGATTGGCCGCATGGATTGTTCTTTGGCACACACTTCTTTTTTATGAGTCTAACACTGTTACTACAGCATCTAACTGGCGACAAGTGGCCAAGATGCTATGGCCAGAAGTTCATAAGTGGTATAGTAGAATTGACTTTACCAAATTAGGCTTTGATGATTCCTCTATTGATCCTCAGAAGCTAGGTATTTATCTTAGTAAATACTGGTTTGCTGTAGGGGAGTCATCTAATGACCCCGAAAAACTAGAAGGATTCCACGCTGAACATATACTGTTTATTGTTGA